ACGTACAGGCCGTTGGCTTTCATGGGTGGGGGGCTTTCATGGGGTTTTAGTCATAGCCGGCAAGCAGGGTGGCCATGGCGTGGCGCCGCGGGCGGCTGGCCACGCTGGGGGTTGCCGCACCGCTTTGCGCGGCCATCCACAGCATGTGCAGGGCGTCAGGGCCATCGTCGTGGTCGGCTTTGGGAAAGTGGCGCAGCTGCTCCAGCAGCGTGGTTTGCCCCACCCCCAGGCGTATCGTTCCAGCGGCCATGTGCGGCTGCAGGCTTTCAATGCGCAGCAGCTTGTCGGCACTGGGTCTAATGGCGCGCGCCGGTATAGGGGTGCCCAGTTCGCGCCCACGGCGCACCAGCTCGGTGTACAAAAACTCCTGAAACTGCACCGCCTCCACCACCCACAGCACGCAGCGCCACTGCTGTTGCAGGGCAATGATGTCGCTGATGATGCGCTCGGGCAGGCGCTTTTTAATGTCGGCGGCCACCACGTCCAGCACCCCGGTGCGCCGGTTCAGCCGCCCCACCAGCAGGGCACTGGGGTCGCGGCTGGCGCCGGCCTTGCCCAGGCTGGGGTCACAGGCGCCAAAATACAGCAGGCCGTCTGCGTGGTCGGGCGCAGCGCGCCAGAACTGGATGACGCCCTCGCCCGCAAAGGGGCTGTTGTCACCGGCCACGGGGTCGTTTTGATACTCGCTGTCAAAGGTGGCGTGGCCATCTTTGGCGCGAATGGTCATGAGTGTGAGCAGGCTGCGCGCGGCCCAGCTCACCTGCGCGCCCTCCAGCATGGCGGCTTCATGGGCGGCGTAAAAGGCGTCTGCCGCCTCGCGGCCCTGGTTGCGCAGCAGCTCCTCCCAGGTGTCCCACAGCGCGCCGTTGCTGGGCCACGCCAGCAGCGCCTTGAAGCGCGCCGTTGTCCACAGCGGGTTGGCCAGGGTGCGCGCCAGCACGCTGTCGTAGTGCAAGATGGTGCCGATGTAAATCACATCAAACTTTTCGCCAGCCGCGCCCAGGGGCAGCACGGTTTTGGAAAGCCAGGCTTGCAGCTTGTCACGCTGCTCGGGGCTGCGCACCTGCTCGTCGTTTTCAATGTCGTCCAACACGCACAGGTCAGGGCGGTAGGGGCCGTGGCGCAACCCGCGCAGCTTTTTGCCGCTGCCGGCCACCTGAATTTTGACGTCGGCGCGGGTGACGATGGTGCCGGCCTGCCACACCCGGCCAGCGCCCACGCCCTCGGCAAAGTCCATGGCCAGGCGGGGGTTGAACTCCAGCTCGGCCTTGATGGCCTCCAGCATGGGGTAGGCCTGGTCAATGCTGTCCATCACAATGACCGGGTACTTTTTACGCCCGGTCAGCGCGCACCACAGCACAAACAACTGGCTCACCAGGGTGCTTTTGGCCTCGCCGCGCGGGGCGGCAATGGCGTCGGTTTCGCTTTTTGGGCTGGCCACCAGCGCCGGCAGGCGCGCAAACAGGTAGTGGTGCAACTGGCTGCGGTGCGGGCTGCGAATGTAGTGCGGAAAGTAAGTGGCGGTAAAGGCGCCAAAGTCGTCTTGCGCCTGCGCACGGCGCGCCGCGCGGGCCAGCGGGTTGGGGTCAAAGCCGCAGACCTCGGCCTCGATGCGCTGGCGCAGGGCCGCAGCAAAGGCGGCCAGGTCAGCCGCAGCGGCCTTGGGCGTTAACGCCGGGCGCGGCGGGCTCACCGCTGCCCCGCAGCCCAGGCGTCCAGCGCCTGCAACACGCTGCCAGCCTGCGCCGGGGCTTTGGCAATCAGCAGCTCGGCAAAGGCTTTCACGGCGCCGGTCTCAATGGCCAGCTGGTCAGTCTCGGGCATGAGCCGCTTCATGGCCGACTGCGCCTTGGTCATGCTGTCGGTAAGCATGCCCATGGCGCGCGCTTTGTCCATGGCCCCCAGCTCGGTATCGCCGGCCAGCTCCTCCAGCGTGGTTTCCATTTGCAGCACAAGTGCGGCGCTCACCCGGCGCATGGCTTGCTCCATGCCGCCACCGGCCACCATCAGGCTGACGCTTTGGAACTTGTCCCAGTCGTCGCCCTTGTCCTGGGCGTCTTGCTTCCAGCGCCGCGCCGTGGCCACGGGCACGCCCACTTTCACTGCGGCCAGCTCCAGCCCCAGGCCACCCAGATAGGCAGCGCGCAGGGCCACACGGGTTTCTTGCGGGTGGGCCATGGGGTTATTGCCCCGGAAACTGGGCATGGCCCATGACCACCTCGCGCCCGCGCTCGGTCAGCGTGGCCACATCGCCGGCGCAGCGCACCAGCTCCACCTCGGCCAGCCACAGCAGGTCGGCGCGCACCAGGTCAGAGCTCACGGCCAGGTTATGCACCAGCTCCATTTGCTGCACCAGCGCGCCCACCCGCGCGGTGCTGGCGGCCTCAAAGTACAGCGTGGCCAGCAGGCTGTGGCGGCGGTGGGCAGGGGTGGGTTTGGGCAGGCTCATGGTCATTGGGGGCGGTTCATGTTATGCAGCAGCATGCGCAGGTTGTCGTTCATTTGGCTCAGCTCGCCGGCCAGGCGGCTGACCATGTTGGTGGTTTCGTTGAGGTCGCGCGAGAGCTTGCTCAGGTCGTCATGGTTGGGCATCAGGGCCAGGGTGCTTTCGGCATGGATCAGGCGGTCGGCGTGGGTGGCCAGGCGCGCGCCGAATTCGGCCTCCAGGCGCTCCATGCGGTCGCTTGTCACCTTGGTTTTGTTGCCCACGTGCACGTAAAAGGCAATGCCCCAGGTCAGCACAAAGTTGCTGGCGGCAATGAAGCTGGTGATTTCGTCAATCTGCATGGTGTTGATCTGCATGGGGCGCTGGCTCAGGCGGGTCAAAGAAGTCAATCAGCGCGTCAAGGCGGCTGCGGCAGGTTTCATAGGCGGCACCGGCATCAATGGCCCAGCCGCTGATGTCGGTATCGGTGGCAGTGGCCCCACCCGTTGCAGCAGCGCCGCCGCCGGCTTGGGGCAGGCCGGCAACACTGAGGCCGGGGGCGGTGTCGAGCACGCGCAAAGCAGGCTCGTCAAGGCAAGTGCGGCCAGTGGTGGCCTGGGTGATGGCTGCATGGGCGGCTTTCTGGAGTTGGGAAACTTGGGTCTGGCTGTGCAGCAGGGCGATGGTCAGCGCGTCGCCCCGGGCTTGCGCGCCTTGCAGCACGGACGTGGCCGTGCGTGCGGCAGCGGCGTCGGCCTGCGCCTGGCTTGCGGCAAGGGCGCTGGCGTCGGCTTGGTCTTTCAGGCGGGCCACGTCAAAGCCGCTGTAGGCACCGCCTAAAAAGGCCACGCCTATCAGCAGCGCGTATATCCAGTAGCTCATACGCTGGGGCCCCAGGTGGTATAGATGGGCTGCAGGAGCAGCAAGATGCGCCGGGGGTAGGCGCGGTTTTCGGCAAAACTCTCGGCACTGCGCCCGGCGTTGGCCCGCTCGGCAGCGCCAAACCAGCGCGTGTCTGGCAGGCCCTGTTGGCGGGCACGGGCGCAGTCGCGCCAGACCCAGCCCAGGCCGCCGTTGTAGGCGGCAAGGGTCATGGCCATGCGGTCTTGGGCTTGGTCGCCGTGCACGCGCTGCCACAGCCAGCGGTCGTAGCCCACCAGGGCGCGCAAGGCCCACACGGGGTTGGTGGGCTGGCAGTCGGCGCCGCTCAAACCATTGGCCTGGCACCACCAGGCGGCGGTGGCGGGCATGAACTGCGCCATGCCCAGCGCGCCCACGCGGCTGACGGCCTGCGGGTTCCAGCCGCTTTCCTGGTGCACCTGTGCGGCCAGCGCGGCCACCGGGGCGTCCAGCCCCCATTGGCTGTGGGCAGCGCGCAGCAGCTCGCCGTGGTAGCGCAAGGCGGGGGCACTGGGCTGGGCATGGGCCGGGTTAAGGCAGGCCAGCACCAACAGCAGCACGCCCCACAGCCCCAGCAGCACCATGCTCCAGGCCGCCCGGCGCTTCATGCACCGGCGCTGGCTGCGCAGCAGAATGCCTTGCGCTCCCATGCTTTACGCCCCCAGGCCCATGGCCAGCATGGCGCAGCCCACAATCAGCGCGCGGCGCAGCATGGCCGCACCCAGTATGCGGGCCATCACTGGGTCGGGTTCGGCAGGTATTTGAATGCTCAAACCCTCGGGCCCAAAATACTCTTCCAGCTCATCGGGGTTAAGGGTATCCTGAATCCGTGAGCCGTCTACCTGCCC